GTTCCTCCAGACAAAGAAATATTGTCCAAACGAGTAAGATTAATAACATTATTTGAACCACTGCCAGTTCCAGCAGTGACCGCAGTATTAGAATTGAATGTTTGCGCTGTAGGAGCGGATATTGTAAGGGTTGGAGCTACGAAATAAGAATTACCGACAGCAGTAATATTAATAGCAGAAATCTTACCACTAGCATTAGCTTGAGCATTAGCAGTCGCTCCGGATCCAGTTCCGTTGGCTGTAATAGTTACTGTAGCATTGGCTGTATAACCAGAACCGTTGGAAGTAATGAAAGCAATATTGCAAGCTCCAACATTACCAACCGATACGGTTCCTGTTTTTACAGTGCCAGAATAAGAGGTATCTACAATAGGATACCCGGTCTGGAAAAGCGTATTCGCTACGTATTTTGTTATTTGTATAACAGAGGTATTCACCGCCAATACTTTACCAGAGGCACCAGTATCGGACTGTGTTACAGTTCCACCAGTATTAAAATAACCTTGAGTATACAGATAGTTTATAATATCATAAGGTTGTTCTACATAATAGCCGGTAGTAACAGTTCCTGATATATTAGCAAGATCTAGTCTTGTATAAGTGTCGAACGGTTCATTAACAACAATCTGTTTGGAAGTTCCGTTTGATCCAGCAATCTCTCGAATCTGACCAGCACCAAATCCTGACTTCAGATAGATGGAAGAGTTTACATAATAGTCATCTGTATTTGATGCTGTTAATGGAAGCTGAACGACATATTTGTTAACCATCCCACCAATGTAACCTGTTTCATAAACAAAATAACTATTTCCGCCATCTACAATTTTAATGACATCGATGGAACCTGGAGTCGTGTTACCTTGAACAGCAGCATTAGTACTAACAGGGATATAATTTGCTGTAGTAAACTTAGTATTGGAAGCGGAGTCAATAGTATACATATACCTCCAAACGTAACCGTCTCCAGTTTTAAACGTACCAGAAGTAGAAGTTAGCGTTGGTTTGACGTAAGAAACCACACCGCCGTTATTATCGATACACTTATATACTTCATATTTGTCTGTGACAACATAAAATTGTTTATTATAAAGATCACCATCGTCCTGGTCATATATACTATATACAGTATTACTTGTCCAGTTATATCTGGGTATTAAATTATTAACATCCGAGTATGTTAAAAGCTTACCATAAAGCATATCTTTATATAAGTATTGTTGAACTTGAGCAACGGAATTATTTGTGCTCAATATAGCTGTATCATCATCACCCCCGGAACTATTAGCCCACGATTGAGGTTTGGAAGCAAACATATAATAGCCATTTCTTTTATTACGAATATCAGTAATAAAACCGTTTGCCTGATTTACATAATGATTAATTGTAAGTGTTGCCATCAGTTCGCCCAGATACCTTTTTTATTATTTATATAATTTTTACGATTGTGTCAGGGAGAAAAACTCCGGTTCTGATTCTTCGGTCGTAAGTTCATTTTTTAATCTAAAGCGACCGAATAAAGCAATCCCGGATGGATGAATTAAATCTTCCACAATTCCTTTATATACATTTAACATTCTATTGACCAAAATTTCATATGAAAAGTTTTGATAATAATAACTGTCTTGAATTTTCATAATATCACTAACAAAGCCTTTATTGCTTTTCCAATAACCAGTTCCCTTGCCGTCAGTATCGACTACAGCAGCACCCGTGACAACAACACCTTTATTTATTGGTGTTGTCAAGAAAACAGTATCACCGGGAGAGAATCCAAACCCTGAATCGATAAGTTCAACAGCTGTAGCAACACCTTGTGCATTAGCCACGGCAGAAGTTACAACAGCATTGTGTCCTTTAAACCCGCCAAATCCATCTGGAAATCCTTGACCTAAAACATTGGGTTCAATGATGTCTATATATGGGTTAGAAGAATAACCAACACCAGGATTAATTTGTGAAAGAAATGCAATTGTTCCAGCTTCAATTGTAACAAAAGATAAAGTATCTGATATTCTAGAATTTAAATTTGCCACAGGATTTTTAGGAAAATTCCAATTAGCGCTTAAATTTGCATTTAAATAATTTGTTATGTAATCAGTATTAATATAAAGAATTTCTTTATTAACTAGACCGCCAATCTTAAATGTAGCATTGGCTCCACCACCACCGATTACACTAAGAACAGTACCTGAAGCACCATTTCCATTTGTTACACTATCACCCACATAAAAATTTAAATTATTGCTAAAGTTAATCATTTGAACAAAAGAACTATTGGAAAATGTAATAGTCCCGTTTGCAGTTGTATTGGAACTAGTTAATGTATCGCCTACAGAAAAAGCTCCAACGGTGCCTGAAACTACTAGATCCAAAGAAGTTGCAACTGTTATTACAGCGTTTAAACTGTAACCGCTACCGCCGTTAACAAGATTAAACTGAACTTTACCATTCTCATCTCTAACACCAGCAATTCTAGCTTTACCGGTAACGCCCGATCCTGAAATATCAACGATATCGCCTTTTTTAAATCCCAAACCACCATTTTCAATTGCAACCGCAGTCAATGATCCAAGAATAACAGGGGCGTTACTTAAAGTTATTTCTGGAACTGATTCTGAAAGAATTCTTTCACCATATTTGAATCTACCTTCTATTGACGATAGATAAAGAATATGCATAAAACGATTATTAACAATTTTCTGATTTACAGATTCAACAACAGCTTTTGCATTACGACTGCTATTATAAATTTGTTTACCAATTAATTTTTCTAAATACAAACTATCGGAAACTTCTATGTATCTAGGAACAGTCCAATCACCATCAGAAGGTTTTAAAATAAATTCACCGGGAATATACAATTCAATTGATTCGTTAAAAACCATTCTGAATAATAATTCGTATGCACGCGGAGTTCCTTTCGATCTATAAAGATCAAGTATATGTTTAACCAATAATTTTTTATCGGCTAAAACTGTTTCTGGTATTGAGTTTAAATATGTGTTTCTGAAATACTGAATAAAGTTTGCTTCAGTTGTGTCAATATCACCATAATCAAGTAATGATCTAGAATGATATAATACTTGATCTGTGGATTCAAGCCACTCATAATATGCTTTTACAAAAGCAATAAAATTTGGGCCCTCATCTTTATAAAATAAAGGAAATTGCTGAGGTACAAAAGATGATACAAATTTTTCTATTCTAGACATCAAATTGGATTTACCTGGATCGAAAGATTTTGTAAATCAACTTGTATCAAATCGTTTCCTTTGGTTATAATATCTAGATTGTTAGGTGTAGCAAAAAACTGTATTGATGATGAATCAACAAAACCATTTACGGTAATTTTGTTTAAAGCAATTTTTCCTGTTGCATAATCTATCTGCCCTGCAACGCTATAGGTTTCTGTTTTGGATATGTTTTTTAAATATACATTTTTTGATTTGTTTACAGCATTTACTTGACCATTTGTAGATTGTACTGGGACTATAGTAATGTTTGATGGGTTAAAATCGGTATATTGATAATTTTGGCCGTTACTGATAAACACAGTTGATGAAAAAGACCCTGGGGTAATTTCATTACGAAAATCAATATCAATATAGGAATCAGTATTAAGCTGAGGATTTATATTTTTTCTCAGTGAAACGTAAGTTTCGTTACTGCTAATACTTTTATCGGAATCGTTAATTGCCGCTTCCAATCTGGATAATTTAAATGTTGTATCAAAATTAATTAAGTTGTTTGAATTATAATTACTAATTGCGTTTGTTACTATATTCTTTATATCTGTTGGAGAATTGACGGTTACTTTTGGATTATAGTAAACATAAGAAGTTATAAGCAAATAAAGATAATCGGGATCAATCATTTTTGGTACTATACCTAGAGTACATTTATCCGCCAGAAAAGTTTCTATGTCTTGTTTTTCAAAATTTGATAAAGGTGCGCCTGAATATGTTGCAGCTGCAATATAAACTCTACCATAATTAACTGACGTATTAATCGTTTCACCGCCATAAACATTTACTGCTTTAACATCTCTGTAATTCATCATTACAAGATTTTTAAAATCATTGGTTGTAATTGCTCTATCTTGTGTCTGATAATGTCTAGGGGCATTAAATTTAATTGACTCAATATCCTCTGCAGTAGATCCGCCTGATGCAACTTGAGTTATACTAATTGATGATGTTATTGAACCAATACCATTAATTGGACCAAGATTATCATCAAGAATAAAATTGGTGGAACCATCGGCACCGCCCGCGGAACTGATTCTATATGTTGAATATATGACGGAACCATTGAGAGGGTAGTTACCAAAAACTCTATCACCGAATACCAATTCATATTTGGTATCTTCTGTTGCTTGTATAAAATACACATTTGATGTTGGTGTCAGTCCGTATAAGTTTGTAGCTTGTGTATATAAAGTATTTGTTTGTCCACCATCTTGTGAAACAACGATCGTAAGACTGTCCGTATCTATATTATCGTTACTCATAATAAACCGTTGAGCTTCAACAGAAGTATCAACAACAAACGTATCTGTAATATAACTGCCGTCATATAAGTCAATTGCTGATGTAAATTTACCTGCTGATGGGTATAAAATATAAGACTGATTTGTAGTAAAAGTAAATGTATTACTACCACTTTTACCTGTAAATCTAGTACCAAATGGTATTTGGAATATTGATAAATTTGACTGAGGGAACGAAATGTTTATTGTTGCTTTAGATGATTTTGCTGATCTTGGAACATAATTCAATTCTTTTGACTTACTGATAACACTATTTCTCAATTGGGCAGAATCAAGAAATGATTCAGATACAGCCATGTTAGTATAAAAAGCATTCATGTGTGTATTATATGTCAGAATATCAAGCAATACAGACATATTTGAGCCGTCAAAATCATAATCAGCAAATTGTGATTGATTTTTGAGATAAGACTTTAATGTGGATTTTAATGTATCAAAGTCAAGATTTACAAGACTGATTGAATTATTTGCCATTCTTAACGTACTCGTCTAAGGATCAGATTTAAATTTTGTGGTGTAATGCTATTTATTATAGAAAAAATAAGATTTACCGCTAAACGATCTTCCTCTGGATAATTGTAAATTTGCACCGAAAGTAAATTTACTCTTGGTTCATGAAATCGTATAGAATTTGTTATTGCATTTCTTAAATTTTCTTGAAGAATAATATCATTTGGTTCAAAAAGGGCATGATTGACATCAGAACCAAAATTAGGATTAAATCTTCTTTCACCAAGATTTGTAAGAAGTATGTTTCTCAATGCTTGTTTTATTGACTGTTCATTCTTCAATCGAACCACATCTTTTGTGATTGGATGTGGTGTAAGATCATCAAGGAAATCGGAAAAGAGATCCGGTATTAATTTCGTTTGTGTAAAATTATCGGCTCTTGTTGACATTTCTTATCCTGATACGTTTGGTGATGGTGTTATTTGATCTTTAGTTACAGGCAATGTAGCTGGTATTAATCCAGCAAATGATGTAGGAAAACCAATTAATTGAAGAAAACTACAAAATGTAAAAGGTATATATTCCAATAATGCGCCAAGACCGATTCGATTAAAAAATTCTTTTACAAGTTTCATCCACTCTTCAAGTAAATACAAAGGCCACTTTACAGCAAAATCTTTAGCAGCAGAGATCAATCTATTTATTGTAAGTTCAGCAGATTCTGTTACGTCTTCATACGCGCCGCCTAATAAATCCAAAAGTGTAAAACCAAAAATATTGATTGACTTCAAAGCAGCAATTATCATTTTATAATATTGTTCAATCGGTAAAAGTTTTGAAACAGATGCAATTGCATCTTCTATGATTGTTTCAATATCCAAAGTAACCAAAGCTACGATGGAAGGTAGACCAAGCGCTCTCCAAATTGAATCAAACATTTGTATTAATGTTTTAAAAGCTTGATATAATATACCAGTTGCTATGTTTGTCATTTCCATTATAAACCAAGACCAAATTTCTTGTATTTGCATCCCAGGTGATTGAAGACCAAATTCACCACTAAATGATTTCCCTAGTCTAC